GTACGATATAATGGATATTATCATTTTTGGAAATCAGTTATTTTATATGATAAAGTAGAAGTGTTTGGAAAAGCTCATCGCCGTATAGATAGTAAAGATTTAGTTAATCCTTCTATCTTTGAAAGTTATAAAACTGAAAAAGACGGCAGTTACATTGCATTAAATGCTATAGATAAATTAATTGAAAATACTAATAGTAAATATATTTTATTTTCATATAGTAATGGTGGTAAAGCAACAAAAGAACAATTAAATAATATATTTAATAAAAATTGTAAGATAATTAAAATACTTGAAATTAAATATAAATCGAATGTAATGATGTCTATGACTTGGACAAATGAATGGAATAAAGATAATACTGATACAATTGAATATTTATTTTTATTAGAAAAATAATAATAATAATTTGACAATAATTAAAATTTATGATATAATATATAAAAAGGAGGATGATAAGGATTGATTTATGAAACCGATTTTCAAAAATCAATTGAGGATGCTTTTCTTGCTTATGGCGCATCCGTAGCGCAGGAAAGAGCTATTCCCGATGTGCGCGATATGATAAAAATTGGCTTGCGGCAGGGATTGTATGCGCAGTATAGCAATAAGCTAACTTATAAGGATAAATACCAGAAGGCACAAAAGTCTGTAGCCGCCGCAATGAGCCAGTCATACGTTCACGGTGATGCCGCAATGTATGATACTTTTATCCGTGCTGCACGTCCTTGGTCTTATCGTTATCCTCTTGAAGCAGTTCAGGGTAACTTCGGCAATCCTACATCTCCTGATAGTCATGCGGCCGCTCGTTACGTAGAAATGAAGGCGGCTGAAATTAGTAATGTACTATTTGATGGGCTTAAAAAGAATGCCATTGGAGACCAGTATTATAATAACTATGATGATACTGAACTTATTCCTTCTGTGTTCCCATCAATTGGCTTCTGGAATATTGTAAATGGATGTTCCGGCATCGCAGTTGCGTTAGCCACAAGCGTACCAACATTCAATCTAAAAGAAGTTAATAATGCTCTTATTACTCTTATTAGAAATCCAGACGCAACATTTGATGAAATTTATTGTGCTCCAGACTTCCCATGCGGTGGAACCATTACAAATGCGGCCGCAGTTAAGGAATCATTAAAAGTTGGAAAAGGTGAATCAGCTCGTATTCGTGCTCATCTTGAATATATTCCAGACCAGAATATGATTAGAGCAACTGAACTGCCATACAGTGTCTTCACAAATACAGTAATTGATCAACTTGCTGAAATTACTTCTGAACATCCAGACTATGGAATTGAACGTGTAGTAGACCATACCAAAAAGGAAGCAGACATTAGGATTTATCTTACGAAAGGAGTAAATCCTAATCGTATGATAGAGAAGTTATATAAAGATACTTCTCTTGAAAACTGGTTCTCAATTAATATGGTTCTACTAGACCAAGGTCGTTTTCCAAAGGTATTTGGATGGAGGGCGGCCTGTGAAGCGTATATTGCTCATATCAGGCAGTGCAAGCGTAATATTATCCAGTATGATTTGGATAAAGCTCTTGCACGGAAAAATATTGTAGATGGTTTAATTAAGGCATATTCAATTATTGATGAGATTGTAGCACTCATTAGAGCTTCTTCTAATCCTACTGAAGCTTCAGAAAAACTTATTTCAGCATATGAATTTAATGAAGAACAAGCAAAAGCAATTCTAGCGATGAAGCTTTCATCTTTAACAAAGCTAGATATTGTAAAATTAACTAATGAGCAGGCACAACTTATACAAGATATTGAGAAGTATCAGCACTTATTAAATACCCCATCTGCGCTGGATGAAGAACTAATTAAAGCACTAGAAGAAGTCGCCAATAAATATGGTGATGCTAGACGTACTCAATTATCAAATACTATTGCCACTGATGAGGAAGTAGAACTTCCAGAAGAAAAAGAAGTAGGCATTATGCTATTTGATAATGATATTATTAGAATTGTAGAAAAAGACGAGCTTCAGGGTGGTAAACGTGGACGTAAAGGCGTAAATATCAAACCGCCTAAAAACGCTAATCTTATGAATACACTTTACACCACCAATCTTGGTAATGTATTAGCATTTACAACTAGCGGCCGAATGTATAATTTCTCAATTAGTGATTTAAATCTAAATAAAGATTATTCTATTTACGAAATGATTACGCCGCAAGATAATGAAAAAGTCATTCTTCTAATTGATGGAACTTCTTTCTATGCTTATCATCATTTAATTACTATTAGTAAAAATGGTTATATCAAAAAGAGTCATACGGAAGAATATCATGTACGTGCGAAAAAAGGCACTCCTGCGGTTAAATTGGAAGATAATGATAGACTTGTCGGTGCTTATCTTTCTATGGATGATAGTGATAAAGTATTCATTGTATCTAGTAGCGGTAATTATAACTTCTATGATTTAACAGAAGTTAATGCTACTGGTAGAGCCACAAAAGGTGTCCGTGCTATTAAACTAGATAAAAATGAATGTATTCAAACGGCAATAATTATTAGAAATGGGATTACTTATAAAGGTATTCTCTCTATTACTAATAATGGCAAGGGGAAGATTACTTCAATTGCTGACTTCCCGATGACCTCAAAGGGCATTAAAGGTAATCAGGTAATGTCCCTAAAAAATGAGACATTAGCCCTCGTGTATGCGGTTCCGGATGACCAAGAAAAGTTATTCATTTCAGCGAATAATAAAGCAGTAGTAATTGATGTAAGCACTATTCCTATTCAAAATCGAATGACTGGCGGCTTACTCATTATTGATGCTCGCAATTCTAATACAACAATTGAAATTATGTGAGGAATAGTTATGAATAAGGAATATTAGAACCTATTTAAAGAGCTTGCTCACGCAGTTGAATTACTCGCTGAGCAGGTTATGGAATATGACCATAATCACAATGATGATAAGGGCGAAAAGACCGCACAGATTATGCGAGATGATTTTGCCGCCCTCACTGATAAATTAAGTGCCGAAGAATTTGTACTAGAACGTAATGATTATATTAAATTGCTTACAGGCACTTATATTATCATTAATAATCTAGAAGATAAAATCACTAATATTAGAAATACTATTAATGGTTATAAGACAAATGTTAATGCGAAATTACAACGCATTATGAATGAAACCAAAACAAATGAAGAGGCAAATATTTTAGCAAACGAACTGTTTAATATTTGACTTTTCTTAAAATTATGTTATAATATAATTGTCAAAAGGAAAAGAGGCTCTAAAAAATTATTGAGCATTTGATGAAGATAAATATTTGACAAATAAAATAAAGTTTGATATAATATATATATAAGATAGGGAACAAAGAATTAGCTACTCTTTGAGATAATGTCGCTCCGAAGGCAAGCTATCCTATAATTACAATCCACGGAGGGATTAGTATGGGATATATTTATAAAATTGTAAATGATGTAAATGATAAAATTTACATTGGATAGACCCGAAATGAAATAAAGTATAGATGGCAACATCATTTATGGAAAGGTCATCATCCAGAAAAATTAGATACCGATTATCCGCTCTATCGTTCGATGCGAAAATATGGATTTGAACATTTCCATATAGAAGTAATAGAAAAGATTGAAAATGATAATTTAAATGAGCGAGAAAAATATTGGATACAGTATTTTGATTGTGTTACTCCAAAAGGATATAATTGTTCTTTTGGCGGAGATGGAGTAGAAAAATTTAATTCAAATGAAATCTTAGCATTCTTTAATTCTACTGGTAAGAAGAATGCTTCTGAAACGGCACGACAATTTGGGTGCTCAATTTAGACAGTATTGAAAATTTTAGAAGCTAATGATTTATCTGGCCAAGGACAATATCAACCAGTCTATCAAATTGATAGAAATACAGGTGAAATTATTGAAGAATTTTCTTCATTAAAGGAAGCTCAAGAAGCAGTACATATTGGTAGAACCCAACTATGGAGTGCTGTTAATGGCGAAGCAAAGACGGCTGGCGGGTATATCTGGTGTAAGATTTAGGATTATGATAATTTCAATATAGATAATTATATTGATAATAAAAATTTAGCTATTCGTTGTATTGAAGAAAATAAAACTTTTCCAACAATATCAGCGGCAGTAAAATGGCTAAAAGAGACCGGTCGAGCGGCAAAAGCATATAATGCTAATATTAGTAAAGTATGTGATATACCAAATCGGACCGCCTATAAATTTCATTGGTCAAGCATTTGACAAAAATAAAAAATTTTGATATAATAAATATATAAAGAGGAAAAGGAGAAAAACCTTACCGCTTATAAATTATATAATATATATAAATAAAAGGAGATTGATAATTATGACCGCAAATAGTGAGTTAGTATTGAATTTTTTGAAGAAGAATTATGGTAAGGAATTTAGCAAGGCTGAAATTGCTGAGGCTCTAGGCATTTCTATCCCCGCCGTAACCGGCACTATGAATGCTCTAGTTAAGAATAAGCTAGCTGAGAATACCCGTGAGGAAACCGTTGAGGTAACTCCTGCTACTGAGACTCGTAAGGCCGTAACCAAGGTTGTAAAGTATCATACGCTAACTGAAGCTGGTCTAGCTTATGATCCTGTTGCTGCTGAGGCTGAAAAGCTAGCCGCTAAGGAAGCCGCAAAGGCTGAACGTGCTGCTGCTCGTGCTGCTGCTAAGGCCGCAAAGGAAGCCGCTGGCGAGTAATTTTGAAATAAAGCGGCGGTTCCTAAATTGGAACCGTCGTTTTTATATCTTGACTTTTTGTCAAATTTATAATATAATAAAATTGTAAAGAAAAAATACACATTAAAAAGAAAGAGGTAAAAGTTTATGAGTAAAAATATTATGACAGAAGCTAATAACAAGGTAAATATCGTCGGTAAGCTAATGGACGTTACGCTAGGTAGCGGAACTCTTAGTGATGGTCGCAAGTATGAGCGTGCATCTCTAACTGTTCGTGTAAATCAGACTTTTGGTGGACGTGAAGAGATTAGCGAAATTCCGCTAAGTATGTTTGCGACTCAGTATACAAAGACTAATAAGGTAAATCCTGCATATGAGCAGATTCAGAATCTTAAGAAGATGAAGACCGCACAGAATGTAGGCATTGATGAGGCTGATACAGTCCGTGTAAGTGGTGCAACCCTTCGTGAGAACAACTTCGTATCTAAGAGTGGCCAGCTAATTAATGGTTGGCAGATTAACACTTCTTTCATTGGAACTACTAATGCAAGTGATGTTGCAACTTTCCAGGAAGAACTTTTCATTATGGATATGCACGATGAGGTTGACCGCGAAGGTGATCCAACTGGTCGTCTTGTAATTAAGGGCGGTATTGTTCAGTATGGCGGCAAGCTTGATGTACTTGAGTTTATCGTTGAGCAGCCCGAAGCGGTTGAATTTATTAGCCGTAATTGGAACGTCAATGATACGATTGGCACCGTTGGTCGCATTC